TTGACATACTTTAATTCTACCGCCTTAATAATTCTATTGTACAGGTCAAGACCAATAAAGTTTTTATATTGGCATTCTAGACAATAAAGAAATATTCTGTCTTCTAGGTCTTGATTACAAAAAAGATTGGATTGGTCTACTGGGCATAATAGCTTTTCAACCAATCCATCTTCTGACATGGAGATGTAAGTTGATACATATTGTATCTTCATCCCATCCCCTTTACTTTGTCGGAAATTTTAAATAAAATTCCTTAGCTCTTGGGGTCATACCCTTCCAAGCTGACCAATCACTTCCGCCATTGGTCATGTAATACGTTATCTCTGCGTTTGTTACTGGGTCGAATAACTCCTTGTTACTCTTCAAATCGAACTTTTCAAGTCTTGTTGGACCTAAGTCTCCGATCATGTTTATTTGAAATAATCCGTAAGAACTATCTCCTGTTTGTCTGTCCCCGTTATATGCAAGCGGTCTTCCATTAGATTCACGCTTTGCTATTGACCAAGCTTTCTTAAGGCCTGATCCTTCGAATCCTACAGACTTGAGTAGCAGTGCTAGATCTTCGTCTGTAAGCATCTCAGATGGCTTGTAAATCTCTTTACTAAAACTATCCAAGACTTCTTGCTTTATTTGGGCTTCAGTTTTCACTAAAGGTTCTGTAGCGGTTAAAGCAATTGATGATGGACTTCCAGAAAATAAAAACAGTGTTGCCACTGCTATTACTGTCCAGTTGTGAATCAAATCACTAAACTGCGTCTTTATATTCTCCATTGGCATTTCCTCCTATAGAGATAACGAACTACAATCATAGCATTGGGTTTAAGTTACTGTCAAGTCAGTTAACTAGAATTAAAAGTATACAAACTACTCTTTATATATTATAATATATTTTATATTTATTAATTTATTGATTTACTGACCCCCCGACCCCCCTATTGGAAGTATACTATTTGTATTTTCGATGTCAAGCGTTCTAGTCGATTAATAAAATACACGCTTAAATATAAAACATTTTGATATCTCTTCCTTAAAGAAAGTTCTTTTGGTAGAATAGGAACTCACACAAAAAATATACCGCAAGGCGGAGAAAAGGCGACACATGAAAAATACTATTGAAAATCCATATGAGAACTTTATTGCACTATCTAGATATGCTAAATGGGTAGAAGCAGAAGGACGTAGAGAAACTTGGAGAGAAACAGTAGATAGATATTTTTCTTTTATGACAGAACACCTAAAGCAAAACCACAATTATATTCCAAATGAAAAGCTAGTTGCGGAATTAAAAGAGTTTGTATTTGAACGAAACGTAATGCCGTCAATGAGATCAGTTATGACTTCTGGAGCAGCCCTTGAAAGAGATAATGTTGCTGGATACAATTGTGCCTTTGTACCAGTTGATTCCCCACGTACATTTGATGAGACAATGTATATTTTGATGTGTGGAACTGGCGTTGGATTTTCAGTAGAATACAAGTACATTAATAAACTTCCCTCCGTACCAGAAAAACTTGAAAAGTCTGAAACTGTAATTGTAGTAGAGGATTCAAAGCAAGGGTGGGCAAAAGCATACCGTGAGCTACTTGCACTACTTTGGACAGGACACATTCCCGCAATAGATGTTTCAAAAGTTCGTCCCGCTGGGACAAGACTTAAAACGATGGGCGGAAGATCATCTGGCCCACAACCGCTTGTAAATCTTTTTGATTTTACTATTGCAAAATTTAAATCTGCTGCTGGTAGAAATCTTAAGCCAATTGAATGCCACGACATTATGTGTAAGATTGGTGAAGTAGTTGTTGTAGGTGGAGTAAGACGCTCTGCAATGATCTCACTTTCTAATATTAACGATATTGAAATGGCGCAGGCAAAATCTGGTAATTGGTGGGAGCAAAGTCCACAAAGAGCACTGTCTAATAACTCTGTTGCATACTCTCGTAAGCCAGAGATGGAGCAATTTATTGCAGAATGGAAATCTCTTTATGACTCGAAGTCAGGAGAACGAGGTATATACAATGTGGCCGCAGCTCAAGCCCAAGCAGCCAAATATGGAAGAAGAGATCCAGATATTCACTATGGAACTAACCCATGTTCAGAAATTATTCTACGTCCTTATCAGTTTTGTAACCTTTCAGAAGTCGTACTTCGTGAAAACGATACAAAGAAAGATATTGAACGCAAGGTTCAACTAGCCACAATACTTGGAACATGGCAATCTACATTGACAGACTTTAAGTATATACGTAAAATTTGGAAAGACAATACAGAAGAAGAACGCCTACTTGGAGTATCCTTAACTGGCCAGTTTGGTCATAAGTTTATGTCAGGTAAAGAAGACATGGTGGCCCTAGAAGTATTTTTAATGACATTGCGTGAAAAAGCAAGAGAAGTTAATAAAGAAGAGGCTGGGAAAATTGGGATTCCTGAGTCTGCAGCTATTACATGCGTGAAGCCTTCTGGAACAGTATCTCAATTGGTCGGGGTATCTTCAGGAATGCATCCATGGCATTCACCGTATTACATTCGCACAGTCAGAGGCTCTAAGGGAGACCCAATTTCGACATTCTTAAAAGAAGTTGGAATTCCAGTAGAAGACGACGTAATGAAGCCAAATGAGACGTATGTATTTTCATTTCCAGTCAAAGCCCCAGAAGGAGCAATTGTTAGAAATGATTTAACAGCAATTGATCACCTTAACATCTGGCTTGTCTATCAACGTGCATGGTGTGAGCATAAGCCATCTATTACAGTTTCAGTAAAAGAAGACGAATGGATGGAAGTTGGTGCTTGGGTATACAAAAACTTTGATGAGGTTTCAGGAATATCATTTTTGCCTCATTCAGATCACACATACAAGCAGGCACCATACCAGGAAGTCTCCAAAGAGGAGTATGACGACCTTGTAGCAAAGATGCCAAAGAATATACGCTGGGAAGACTTGTCTTTCTACGAGACAGAAGACGGAACTTCAACCAACGCTACTCTCGCATGTAGCTCAGACGGAAACTGTGAACTTGTAGATATTTCAGCTTAGTGGTAAACTTATAGTATTCGGGAAACCGAAAATTCCTGGGCACATCGCCCAAGAGGAGATGAAAATATGGCTAAATTCGATAAAAAGGATTTAAACAAGGATGGAAAGGTAACAATGCAAGAACAGATTCTTTCAGCGCTATCAACTTACGGAAGAGCATTTATTTCGGCAGCCCTTGCTCTATATATGACAGGTAATACAAACCCAAGAGATCTTTTGATGGGAGCGTTTGCAGCAGTTGCACCCGTTATCCTCAAAGCACTCAACCCAAATGAACCAGCTTTTGGATTTACAAATAAAGCATAAATAAAATAGTCAATTAAGAATACTCCTGTGCTAAAATTAGTACAGGAGTATTCCTATATAGGAGACTATGGCATATGGCAGGACAGAAGAATTTTGAAGTAGATCAAAATGCAACATTTAGCTTTATACTACAATATAAAGACGATGATGGAAATGCAATTGATCTTACAGGAGCATCAGCAAAGATGCAGGTTCGTGATCCAAAAAATGGAACTAAGTTAGCAGTTACTTTAACTTCTCCATCTGGTGGAATTACTATAAATGGTCCAACTGGAACTTTATCAGTAAAAATGACACCAACACAAACCAATAAACTTTTTTATCCTAAATCATCTTATGACATTATGATCATAGATTCTAACTCGAATAAAACAAAACTCCTTGAGGGCTTCATGACCCTGAATAGATCGGTAACAATATAATGTCTCAAGTTGTTGTTGTAACGGAAGTCGTTAATGATGTAGTTGTATCTTCACCTGGACCGCAAGGACCAAGAGGAAAAACTATATTAAATGGTTCTGGTGTACCAGCAAATAACTTTGGATTACAAGATGATTTTTACTATGATAAAGACACATCGAAGTTATATGGACCAAAGCTATCAGATCAAACATGGGCAAATTCAGCAGTAATAACATTAACATCAAACACGCTATCTTATTCTTGGGAACTTGCACAGTTAACTGGTCCAAGTAGCGGAGTTTATTCTTTATTAATACAGCATAACCTTGGATACAACCCAAATGTTACAGTAAAATCAAGCGCTGGAGATGTGCTTGAAACTGGCATAGATTACAACAACACAAATTCAATAACATTGACAATGGCTCAGCCATTTTCAGGGACAGCGCACCTGTCCTAAAAA